GAGCAGCAGAAGAAAACAACCCAAGCCTACCGAGACAACTGGAACCACATATTCAAACCCAAGACAGAAAAGGAGAAGAAAGATGTACGGCAAGGAAGCGATGGAAGCAATGAATGACCACCCGATTGAAGATGCGTTCCATTTACCTGATATCCCTGTGTCGCCTGAAGAGGATGAATGGATTCGTGAGCGGTGGGGTACGTATGATGAGCCTGACCCTGTCGTTGCTGCCAATATCCGCCGACTGAGTAAACGATCAGCTGAAGGTATGAAGAAGTATGGCACCACAATGATGCGTGATGACCTGACCTCTGTGGAATGGATTGACCATGCCATTGAAGAAGCCCTTGACTTTGCCAACTACCTTGAACGTCTTAAATACGACCTATTGAAAGGAACCAAATAATGAATCCGCACTTGGAAGAAGCACTTGAGATGATTATGGATGAAGGTATCGGGGATAAGTTCACCGTCGCCACCTTACAAGAGTTGATATTTGATATCAGCTGTGACCCTGATGGGTTCGAAGCAGTCACCGGAGTTGGCGGGGAGGAAATGCTTGATGCCCTTTGTCTGTTGATCAGTTGGTACGGTGTCCCTGGTAAGGATTTCGAACCTGATGGATGTTGATAATAGAAAACTGGTAGCTGCTCAGTACGTGCTAGATCGGGTCATAGGTTGGGTAGATGATATACGAGCAGCATCTTACCCACATACCCCTGAGTCTTACGGTCTACAGTATACGTATTTTGTAGCTACCTTGGACAAGGTACAAGAGTTACTCAACAGTCAGGATAGTGAGGATCAACCCGATGAAACAATTGCCCGCCGACGATAAACCCGTAGCTCAACCTCCCCCACATTCTCAGCAAGAAACGCGGAGAATAGCAGAGTTAATCTCCGAAAAGTGTGAAACAATTTGGCCTGTAAGTTGGAAGGAACTAATGAAATGAGAGAATTAAGCACTTTACTGAACGATAATGGGATTTATGAGCAGATAACAGTAGAAGTACTAACGGCTCCACTTCTCAGCAGAAAAAGGACTTGAATCATTTCATTGCTTGCTTCCATCCATAAAGGTCTTGGCACCTCTGACCAATCCTTTGATGCCGAACGAAGCAGCGAAGCAGACATAAAGAAGGGTCCAGTACTCTTCTGGGATGCGTGTCTTGATAATAATAAAAGCAGACTCAAGCCGAGACACAACTTCCATATCACCAAAGGCAGCAGCAACAAACATAACAATAATCGGAGCAGTGATGACAATGGTAAGGTACTCATCCTTCCAACTGTCACCACTGTTCTCTGCCTGGATGGCGTCCCAATCCTGATCCCCTTTAATTACAGCCACATCACGTTCGTGCTTGGCCTGGGCTTTCTCAGCCTTGTTAGAGAGGTACTGTTTACCTACACTGAACAAGCCAGAAACTATTGATCCTAATATTGGTATCATTCTATTTCTTTCCCTTCTTAAACGTTATCGTAAGCGTTGAGGCTGAACCGGCAGATGACATCGCATGTGCCAGTCCCACCAGATGCGTTCGCCGTGAAATACAGCACGTCGCTTGACGTTAGAAGGAACTTGATTGGGTCTCTAATAGTATTATGGTCCTGTACCGACGTATCAAGGTTCACCCTGAAAATCTCGTATCGGGTTGCCAAGTTCCTGTTGAAGGCATAACCTTTCAAGATGATGTCTCTTGACTTGTTAGACGAGATGATGTTGAAATACAGAAACTCTACCACTGCCGTCTGGCTGAATCCTGTGTGAAAAATGCACTGCTGCGTGACGGACCCCTCTGCCGGGATGCTGGCTTGAAAGCTGCCGTTCGTCGTCGCCGTAATAGTGATGTTACTGGCGTTATAGTTGAGGCTACCGGATGCGCTAACTAAACAACGATTAATCCCAAAGCCAGTGAAGCTAGTGGTATCTGTGCCGTCCGTGCCTAGATTGTGTACGGCGACAGCTTGGTTGCCGTCAGAGTCCAGATAATAGAATGTCAACTGGGTCGCGCCTGTCGTACCCGCTCCGTCTGTTGACCCACCAGCAGTGCCATCATAGGCGATGTCGAAGGTGGAAGCCGTGGTGAGGATCGTCGGCGCTGTCGCACTGTCAGGCCAGATGATGCTCTCTGTGCCATCGGCCAGCGCCAATCTATAGCCAAACGTGTTCCAACCCAGCACACCGCTGCGAAGATTTCGCCGCACTTCATCCTGGAAGTCTGTGGGGCGCACGATGATGGCATCAGTGTCCACGCCAACCGATTGATTCAGTGGCGCGTTGCCATTGCTATATGGGCCAAAGTAGGTGTATAGACGGAGATAAGTCTGGTCGCCATCTGCGTCGTTCACGAAGCGCACCCGCACATACCTACCGTTAACCTTGGCATTGTGGTATTCGTGGATACCCGCCGCAACCCGGAAGCCTTGCACAGGGAACGTACTGTCAGAGTTCACGGCATCGTTAGAGAAATCAAAGTATAACGTACCCGGCTGGTCTGTCTTGAGGCTGACCGTTGCGCCATCTAGGCAGCGTGACCATGTACCAGTGAAGGTACTTCCACTTGTCAGTAAGGTAGTTGTGGTATTTTCACTATTTACTGACGCACCATTAGGAATATAACTCATCTTACATAATCACCCAGTTGTTTCCATCACTCTGAAGACGCAAAGATGTCCACTGTTTTGTGATGATGGTTGTTGTGTCTCCATCAATTGTCTCTGATTTATACCCGTCAATGGTGACAGTATTCGCAGACGAATCAATCTTCTTAACTGTGACAACTCTGCCCACCATCGATCCGGCCCTGGGTAGTGTAACTGTCATCTGGTTAGACGATGCATCACACAAGACTGTGCTATGGTTGTCTTTAAGCTGGACAGTTGACGATGTGAACGTGTTAATCTGATAACGCATCACATCACCACCTCCTCCACCACCCGATTGTCCACCCAATTCCACCCATTTACCCCATGTGCCGTCTGGTTTTTGGAATCTGATGCTGTTGCCTTTGATCTCATGGTCTGGCATCGGACCCATCTCACCATCAACACCATCCCTTCCGTTTAAACCGTCCCTTCCTGGCTCTCCAGTGGCTCCTACAGCGCCATCTTTGCCGTCTAGGCCATCTACCCCATCCTTACCATCAACACCGTCCCTGCCGTCCTTGACAGTCTTCTCAGACTGTTGTATACTATAGATAAGATCAAGGGCTTGAGTAGCCATCTTGAGAGCAAGCGTTGCAATATGGGAGTTTAATTCAGACATGGAATATATGGAGCTTGTTTATTTGGTGTTCAACATCTGCGAAGAAGGTCTGTACGATATGGCGGCTTGGTTGGGTATTTCTTACGAAGAACTCAACATCCTCCTGTTTCTTATTCTTCATCCTTTATACTCGATAGTGTTGACTTTAATCTGTCTAAGCGAGTACCTTCAAGGTAAATCTTCGACTTCTTATCCCCTTCAGGCTGAAGAAGATAACCAAGGACACGTAGTTTAGTATACCCATCCAACTCAGAGTCTTGGAAGAGGTCGAAGACACCACCAAAGAAGCCTTTCTTCTTGACTATGTCTTCATACTTCTTCCCTTTCTTTCCCTCATTAAAGTCATACACATCTTCAATGTAGACTCCGTTCTCGTCCTCTTTGATCTCCCCTGCCCCAATAGTCATAGCCATGTTAGCCACTGGGTCCTGCATGATAGTCATAATCTTTCCCATCAACCCAGTCCCTTTGCCATCAGTTGAAGCAAGGTCCTCCCCAATGAGATTAGCCCAGTCTTCTTTGTTAAAAGAGGTACGACCTTGTGCCTCGATATGCATATACATCTTTCTGAGGGCATCAATATCCCCTTCTTGAAGGTTCAAGGCTGTGTTTTGTACGTTGTCCACATCAATACCCAACCACTTTTCCATAGCACCTCTTACGAGGGACTCACCAAAAGATGTGAAGGCGGCAGGGGTAATGTTAAACTTAGACGCAGCCTTCTCAATCTCAGGTTTACGAGGAGCAGGGCCAACACCACTCAGCTTACCCAGTGTCTCATTGGCTTGTTGTAGAGCCATCTGCTGTTCTGCTTGTTGGGGAGTGATCTCAGCAGCAGCTGCACTGCTGATTGGATTGATTGTACTGAGGACTTCGGCCATCATATCACCGAAACCACTCCCCTCATCTATATTTGCAGAGGCAAACAACGAAGCTTCCGCTGCCCTCCGACGTGCCAGACCACGACTCTTCTCACCATTGATGTTGACGAAGCCAGCTTCTTCAGAGAAAGCTTCGTGCATGAAGTCTTCGATATGCCCAGCCTCAAGATACTTCTTAGCTTTGGAACCGCCCCATGCACCAGACCCCACATTGTAGATGAGGCTGGTCAGAGCTTCAACCTTAGATTCGTCAGTGTCAAGTCCTACCTTCTTCAGTGAGGCAATGGCATGTGTCTCAGCCCACAACGTATCAGACTTCAACACCGCCTCTGCCTGTTCCTGTGTCAGGCCAAGACGGTAATCAACAAGCTCTCCTTTGATATCTATGAAACCTGACTCAGCTTCATCAGCGGTAAGCTTATGCCCATATGCAATAGTCTGAGTACCCCCTTCCAAAGAATTATGAGGGAACCATTTACCTTCACGAAGACCAGCATTGACGCTATTCTCAAACGC